TATAGTTTGAAAATCCTCTTGAGTTGTCATATAAAGATTCATCTTGATCAGCAGTTATAATTTCTTCGTTTACAAATAAACCTACTCTATATGAAGGTGTTGTTGAAAATGCATCAAGAACCAGTGTTTGATCAGATACTCCTACAAAATATCCTCTTGTGAAATAAACACCTTCGGAAATGAAAACTGCAGAACCAATACTTGTAGAATTTGAATTTAAAGTTTTTGCAAATTCTTCACCGGAAGGAATAATGTTAGATATTCCATAAGTTATATCCGATAATGTTATCAAATTTTCATCGTCATAAAATACAGTATCTGAAAAATTGCTTCCAGAATTTTCATAATTAACAAATAAAATTATATTTCCTGTATCTAAATTTGTATCAACTTTTGTTACGGTAGCTATAACACCACTTGCTGATCCTTTAATTTGCTTACCTATTAAAGAATCTTGATAAAGAGAAACTGGTAAACCTAAGAAATTTGGTTCTATTTGTACACTTCTATAATTTAAATTGTATGTTACAGCTCCTGGAATTACTCTTGCACCTTCTTTAAAAAAGTGCGTTCCGAATCTCTCAATTTGATTCTGCAGAATAGATTGTAATGTTGTTAACTCTCTAGCCTGTACAGAATATCCTGGTTTAAAAAGAACTTTATAAAAATCTTTATTTTGATCATAGTCGTCAAAATATGGAGTTCTGTTTAAATTAGTTTCCTGTGGCATGATAGTTAGAACTGCAGTATAATTTTAATATCTTCCTTTTGATTGGAAGTTCTTACGACCGATGGCCTATTATCCACATATAATATATCTCCAGAATATTTTTGTACCTCTGGAGAAGATACACCGTTGATAAATGTTTGGCCAAGATAGTATGTAAAGTTATTTATCTCAGTAGATATACCTGGATTGTTACTTGTCCCAAAATTTGTTTGAATTGCTAAATTATTAGATCCACCATATATCGTTATTGATCCCCCTGTATCTGGGAATGCTCTGAAATCATGAATTTCATAACCATACTTTGGTGAAATTGGGTTATTGTAGGCATCTCTTTGTGTAGATATTGATAATTTTCTTTCTTGCCAATACTTAACTACACCTGTTCTATTATCCCAAGATGCGACTTTTCCAACAGAAGTAGATCCAATTCCAATAGTTTGTGTTATTTCTGAATCTAAGGTAAATGTTGTTGATGTAGTTAAACCAGTTAACTTGAGAGCATATAATGCACTTGCCTTTTGCTTTGTTAAAGGTGTCGTTGAGTTATAAAATGTGGGATCTTTAACTATACCAATCCTAGCAAATTGATTTCCTGTAATGAAGTCCGGATCGATACTATCATTTTCAAATCTGGAATATATTAATACTTTATTTGCACCCAATTCACGATATATGTTAGAACCATGACCACCTGGTGGAGGAATAATCACATCAAATTCAGCATCCTTATCTGTAGAAGAATTTGTAACATTTGCAGATACTAAATCCACTGTTCCGTATGTATATCCTGATCCACCATTGGTTATGGTAATTGAAGAAACTTTTTGGTCTGCAGAAACTACTACAGAACAAAGAGCCCCTGCTCCATCACCTTTTATTGGAACATTGTTATAAGTATTTGGAGTATATCCACCTCCTCTATTTTTGATAACTGCAGTTTTAATCTGCCCACTAATAAGTGTATTATCTCTTACAGATGCAACATCACTATTTGTTGCCCAATTTAATGGAACAGGAATATAGTTTGTAGATTCAAACTTTATCAATTCTGAAGGTTTTATAGTATACAAATATTTCCACACATATCCATCACCACTTACTCCAGCAGATCTTGGTTCTAAATCAATAAATGTAGGCTCATCAATTGATGGTTTTCCTGCTGGATTTTCTGGATCTGATCCATTATTAATGCAAATATAAACCCTATAGTCACTGTTAATTACATAATAATTAGATTCGTATAAATTAGTTGCCCCACTGTTTGGTGCAGAATTTGAAGCAGAATAATCATGCCTATACATATCATAAGTATTTCCGGAAGACCATGTAATCTTCCTTATTACTTTAGAAATATCAGAGGGGTTTAACTTCTTTAATGCAATAATAGTATCCCAAAAAGAATTATATTGATCAAAATTGTCCACTGGACTAGGGGTTGATGTGTCCCAATTTACATCCAACTCATTTGAATTTGGTAAACCCACAAAAACATAATAATTTCCGGAAGTTGTAGAAGCAATTCCTGCAACCAAATTATCAGAGTTTAATATTCTAAATTGATTTGTAATTATAGCAGCCATTTAGAGTTTTTTATTTATTTATGAAGTATATAAAGATCTCATGGGATTGACTCTGACAACTAAAGGTGCAGTAGACAATCCAGAGATTCCATTATCTATAGATAGTGAAAATTCTTTAGGTGAAGAAGACCTATCAAAATCATAAATTCTACCCCAACTAAACATTCCAAAATGTTGACTATTTCCTATTCCTGATAGATTATTATAAGATTCAATACTTGCTATTACCCTAATTATTTGATTAGTGCTTCCAACTCCAACAGCATCACCGGAAATTATTTTAACATCAGATGCCTGATATACATTGTCAATGTAAGTGGTTCCTATTCCTAAAATAGAACCATCATCATTAATAGATGTTAATCCATTTCCAACTATAGAATCGTAAATTGTAAAGTAATATCCAGTTTGAATGCCAGAAACAGTTAATGCTGTACCAACCTCTTCAGAATTTCTCAAAATAGAATCTTGAGGAATGTAAAAATCAAAACTTAGTCCAGTAGAAACTCCAGAAATATTTGTTGTTCCTATTCCTGTAATTATTCCAAAATCACCTTCATAATTTACATTTGTAATAGTCTCAGTTTTTATAACCTCTTGACTAATTAATACTTGAGGTGGATTTGAGGATGTATATCCTGATCCTGGACTTGTAATCTGTATTGAAGATACCGAACCAACCCCACTTATATTACATGTTGCAATAGCAATAGTTCCTGATCTTGGTGTCGATAATGTGATTGATGGAGATGTTGAATATCCAACACCACCATATGTAATATTAATATCCGATATTGTTCCAGCAGCAGAAACAATTGCAGTTGCTATTGCAGATTCTTTTGATTCTTGGGATATAATCTTTAAAACTTGTTTTGCATTTGGGAGAATTTCTGGATAATAATTAAATAATGTTATGGCATTTTGTACAAAAATAGAAGTACTTGCTACTCCAACTGGTCTTATTAATCCAGTCGTTGGGAATATATTTGAATTCAATTCTTCCCTACTCTTAGATATTAAAACTTCATCTAGATAAAAATCTTCTCTTTGTTTGCACCATTCTACAGTTCTTACAATCGAGGTATCTGAAGTTATTCCAGTACCATAATATTGAGTTGTATATACAGTATCAACAGAACTGAGTTCACTTACCACTCTTTGATCTTCAGTATAAACTCCTCTTGGAGTTCTTAATTGATCTACCATTTTCAATTTATCACCAACCTTAATAGTTGGCAGAATATCAACATCTCTTAAATCGACATCAGATCCTTTGAAAAATAGTACTTTTACCGAATCCTCTGCTTTTGGTGATTCCAAAAATTCAATTTGAGATCCTCCATTAAAGATGTAAGACTCTTGTGGTAACTGAAGGATGTCATTTATAAAGACTAATAGGTTTTGATTTAAGTCAATTGGAGAACCTTTTGCTGAAACAAAATTAACAATTTCTCCATTTTCTTTTAAAGTAAATAATTTCTTAGATCCGTCAAATTCATTGTTAAAATCATCTAAAACTACAAATTGTCCAGGATACCAAGCATTAAATTTATCATTGAATACTTCATCAACTGTCAATCTAAATGGTTCATATGGCAGAGAAGTTAATGTTGGAATTCCTGTTGTACCACCAATATCAACAGTTAATATATTACCAACAGAATATCCATATCCACTATTTGAGATATTAAATTCCAAAACACTATTTCCATAACCAACTACTATATCAACATATGCCTCAGTTCCTATACCAGAATTTGAAGAATCATATACTAGAGGAATATTTTCATAATTTAATGGAGAATCTATTATAACTGCTGGAGGATTTGTTACTGTATATCCATATCCAACATGAGTTACTGCAATCGCAACAATATTTCCATTCAAAGCGGATGCCGTTCCAATAGGAATTCTTCCAGATGAAGTTGCAATAGAAACTGTTATTGAGGTTTGTATTCCTGGTCTATATCCAGATCCACTATTCCCTATAGAAACTGACTGAATAGTGCCTGCTACAGAAACTAAAGCAGTTCCGCCAGCAGCAACAAGAGGTTGGAATCCATATCCTTGTGTTGAACCGACAGAAACTATAATTCCACCTCTAGGAAGTCCTGAACTGTTGATATCAAATTTCATGGGTCCAGTTATTCCACTCGTTGTTAAACCAACAGGATTACCACTAAAAACAACACTAGAAATACCAGAACTTTCAATAACTTCATAAGTATAAGTTTGTGCAACTCCAGTAGCAGGATATTTTGGTTTTTGGAATATATTGTTGATTAATAATATTCCAGCAGAAATGGAGTTTGTAGAAACTATCCCGGATACATTTTCATTATTTGATGTTAAGGTAAATGAGTTGTCTGTTCCATTAAACTGATTGCTGATATTATCAAATATTGTGTTTTGATAATAAGCAGTATTTGAAGATCCAACGGGAGCAGATCTCAAAAATACTCTTCCTTGGAAAGAAGAATTTACATCATCAACATTTCCTCCATGTGGAGCTTCTACAAAATAAATTGCATCATCTTGTATATTATAATTACCATCAAATTTGGTAATTATTGAACCTGCCGAATGTATTGTAGATATTGATCCAAGTTGTTCTCTTCTACATGCAACTCTATTTGTTGCACCAATACCAATATCGGTAATTAGTAGAAATTCATCATTTATTTTTACTAAATCTCTGGCATAGAAATCATTTATTCTATCAAAGTATATGAAGGATGTTGTAGAAACATCATCAGTATCAACAGTAACAAATGTTGTAGTAGAAGTTGACACTACTGGATTCTGAATTACATTGTCGATAGAAATTAAAGTCTTTGAATTGGATTTATAATTGGAAGAGAAAACATGAGACTGTCCAATTCCAACACTATTAATATTTAAAACTTCTGGATTAAACTTAAGTGCTTTTTCTGGAGTCTCAGCAAATTTGACTAGACTATCATTTATTTTAACTGCATATAAAGTATTTGGAAGTAAACTAGTAGTTCCTACACCAGAAATAGTTGTAGTTGCTATCCCAATTCTTGTTCCGTCTGTAGAATAATCAATCTTTTCACCAGTAACAAAGAAATGATTTGGAATGCTGATAGTGTCATTGTCTACATCTACAATTCCTGAAGATGATCCATCAACAACTTTTTTGAATATTGGTGATGACTTATGAGTTAAGTTAAAATCCCTCTTTAAAGAAATTTGAGTTCCTTCAAATCCTAGAGAAATTGTGTCAGATCTGATCAAAGCACTTTCTAAATCAACTTCTCTTGGGTCTTGTTTTGGAAATGTTTGTAAGGTTTTTTGGAAAACTCTTACTTCAGTATCAATATTTGAATTTGGTAAAAATGTTAAGTAACATCCACTTGTCGATTTTGCTGCTCCAATAGATCCCAAAGAACTATCAGAATATAGTGATGCATATTCTGAAACCGATGGATTATAATCAGAATCTAGAGTTAAAACAACTTCGGAGAATTGAACTTCATTGTTGGTTGTATCATGAACCTGTATATAATAGAGAGCACCATCATGAGGATCTATTATTGAAGTGACGAATCCTGCAATATTTTGTTCAACTGGTGATGTTGTTGAAGCTAATGATACTTGATGGGACGAAAGTTCACCTTTGTAGAGAACAGTCGTTCCCACTCCAGTTTTTGCT